CTCGTTCGCTATATCCCTCTACTCTCATAATGTCGAGTAGATACGAATGCAATGCCCGCTTGATAACGGGAATATCAGTGGGAGCAAATGCGCCGCCCTTAGCTTCTTTTACCATTGTCAATCTTCCTTAAAAAGGTCAGTCTTAAATTTAACGGAACTTAATGGTGAATAATTATACTGCAAACACTCATACATATAATCGGCTAGAATATAATGGTTATCTTCATGGAGATGGTTAGGTCTAGCATCCCAACTGCCCAGCTTACCCGTTCTGGTTTTTATCTTACCTCTGAAATGCTCGCCACTTTTCCCACTTATATGCTCATTCTCACTAGCAACCATTAGATTGCCACATGGATGGCATTCGGGACGATTATTATCATTAGTTGGGTCAGAATCCTCGAATGCAGATAGTACCAATTTCTTATTAGGTAAAGAGTTTACTGCTTTTGCAATAAAGTAACACTGGGACTTATGAATAGCAGGATTGAAAAACTTTAGCCAGGTCTTGTAGTATTCTTCATGTTCTTTGAAGTGTTCAGTAACAAATGGATTATCTAGTTTTTCCAATAGTTCGTCATCACCCACGATGAATTTATATAGTGTCGACCAGGATGGATAATATGCATCGTGGACTATAGGTGCCCGGTAGCAAGATGTCAGGACAACAACTATGATATCCGTTTCTTGGTAATCATTCTCCAGATAGTCGAATAATTTAGTAGAAGTGTATTCTAGATTGGTGGCGGCCAGCGAATAGTATTTCACGGGCACACCAAATTTAGAAGACAGAAGTTTTGGCCAAGTTATTTCTTGGGCCCTTCGGTCTGCAAAACTATCACCAAAAACTACCAATCTAGACATTAATCCCATAGTCCTCTAAAGTAAACACCAAACAGACGGGTGCCATTGTCAATACGCTTGTTATGTGCCTTCCATCCCTCAACATTGAGGATACCATTTTTGAAGTAAATATCATCGTTGCCATCTTCCACCATCTGTTCGAATGTCCAGATCATTTCATCCATGACCCAGTCCCAACGCTTGTGCCAATTGCTGTCAGTTTCAAACTCATGTCCTGGATCTTCGGAGGCAGCAAAGCGAAGTTCTTCTGGAACATCTTCATCTGCCACGGCAGGTGAACCATGCTTGGTTGCCTTGAGTTGCTTTAACATGGGAAGAATAATCAGAGCAAGAGTGTCGTCCATACTCCATGTATCATATGGGTCGATGCGAATCTCGACTTTTCTCTTATTGAAAAAATATGCGGATATTTCGGTAATTGGTGTATGCTTATCCAACCATTCCCCTAATGCAAAAACTGCATCATCGTCCTTGTCTTTCCAGAACAGAATCTTTTCTGCGATCTGGTATGGACCAATCCAACGGCGATAAGGAGCAATGTTGATTTTCATCTTACTTTCCGATTGTGTCCAGATAATGGTCATGTCCCCAATCAAGCGGGAAATCCATATCATTAATTGATTTCACAATCTTGGTGATACCATATACTGCTAGTGCAGCGATGCCGAAAACCGCAACATATGGAATGGCTTCGATTGCCTTTTCTTTTAGGTCATCCTTGGTCATCTGTAATTCCTATATTTGCTAATTGCTTTGGTGTTGCATACCACTTGAGAAGGAGTTCCAGAGCATCAATGCGCTTCTGAATTTCGATATCATCTGCTTCTTGGTCATCCCAAACAAACACATGATTATTTGCACCTATATCGTTGAGGAATGCCTCACGAGTTCGGATAAGTTCATTTACAACCATTGTATCAAATTGTTCAATATCAAGTTCTACAGTAATCTTAGTCATCTTCAAATTCCCTTTATACCTACTGTTTCATCCCATACTTTCTTTCGTAGATCAGTATTGGATTCAATCACCTTCTTATAACGATTAAAAGACCCATCCGCCTCGACTACCATAATTTCGTCAAGATTTTGTGCCATCACACGCGACATACCCTCTGCGACGATACATTCGTGTTCACGCAATTTGCGCATCACCGCATTGGCAATGCCAAATTTGTTGCGACCAGAGTCGAGAGCATCTTGCGCTGCCTCTGCGCAATCATTGTAAACTTCATCAGGAAGTGACCACGAGATATCCATAGCATTTCCGAAATCGCCTACGCGACGGAGATACTCTTGACCACCATCAACTGCAACTGCACCACATGTGCATTCTACAAAGTCATGCCGATGCTTGGAGACAATCTTATCTCCACAACTCAGACATAACACGGTATTCTCAATAATCATTCTGCTATCACCTTTTCATGTACCGCAACAATATGCTTACACTTGTTGTGGAAATTATAACCCATACAATTACAAACCCAGCCATTGGAAGTCAATGTGGTATCATACTGCTTACCTTTAGAATTTATATAAGGCCATGTGAAGCCATTTAGAAAATGACTTTCACCGTAATTCATACCAGGTAATTGGACGGGTGTGCGAAAAGCACTTACACCAGCAGGAAGAATCATTAGTTCAACTTTCCATCATAAGTTCGCAGCCAAGGCTGACCAAAGACATACTTGGCTTCTAGGTCATCAGCCACACCGTGCCAATACGCTTGAAACCATTCACTCTTAGCTTTATACGCTATTTCTCGGCATTTGTCAATAGATTTAAATATCTTTGCGTAATTAGTCATTTTCTTTTTTCGCCTTATACAACATGACATTCGCTTCTGCAAACATCAACTCGGTGATGTCCCAGTTAAACGTATCTTCTCGGTCAGGCTGATAGCAAATCACCTTCTTGATACCGCGCTGGATGATACTCTTGGCACACTCATTACACGGCATAAGCGGCACATACATCGTGCAACCCTCAACCGACATGGGAGAGTTGTCTAGTGCATTGCGCTCGGCATGAGCCACAAACAAGTGCTTTGTGGGGCGGTCTTCATAGCGTTTTGCTAGGTCCTTGACACCACGCGGAAAGCCATTGTAGCCAATAGAGATAATGCGATTGCGGTCATCTACAATCACTGCGCCCAACTTGGTGCGAGGATCATACGACCATTCACCGATATGCTCGGCCAAGTCAAGAAATCTCTGGCACCATTTGGACATTCAACTGAAACTCCAAATCACAGTTATCATGGCAATCAAAATCAGAATACCAAAACATCCTGATGCGGACAGGCCATCCCACATTGCCCGTTGACGAGGATGATTAGTCATAATCAACACCTTCATCTTGCTTGCGACCCATATAGTGGTCGTCGCTTACGCAATGAAACTGTGCCTGGAGTCTGCTATTGATAATGGTGCGAGTGACATCGCCCGCGAATTGTTCACATTGCTCCTTAGAGGCAGTCTCGTAGACATCCTTAGCCACAAATTCGCCCTCAGCGGTGAACAAAAATACTATAAGCCAATAACTCATTTCACAACTCCATACAGAAGGATGGCGGTAATGAAACCATTAACTACCATCAAAGGCTTATCATTCATCTTGAAAGCAGCGTAGCCCCAAGCGGCGGCACCGATGACCGATAGGATAAGGTCTACCTGGTGAAACTCAAATGCCCGACAAGTGGCAGCAAGGATGACACACGCGGTACCGAACCATTTAATAATCTCAAGCATATTTTTCTTCTTCCAACATAAGTGCAATACCAGCGATGAACATCATCATACCAAAAGCGGCTTGCAAAGCAAAACGAAGAAAACTGGCATCTTCAGGAACACACATCACAAACAGACCGGCAAAAATCAAGGCATACTTCATAACGAATCACTTTCTCTTCTCAGCTTATAATCTACTATAGCATATTCTGAGGAAATGTCAAGCGGTAATTTCATCAAACCCGCAAGAAGCGCAACGGAACAGTTTTCCGTCAACTTCAAGGATATCGCCAACCGACATCGAGGAGCAGGGAGCGAGTTTGAAAATATCTTCGAAGTATATGCTTTCTTCCCAGAGATTCATTGCTTCGAATGCATTTTCCATATTGTCGGTATCAACGTTAGCAACGTGAGTGTAATATTGGAAGTTTTCTGCTTTGAAAGTGCGTTCGAAACTACGGTCGAAATACGCCTTGATGCGGTCACTGGTTTCGCCGTTATTTACAGCCGCGATTTCAGCATCGGTCAGTTGAATTTGGTACACCTTAATCATAACGAATCACTTTCTCTTTTCTGTCTACTATTACATCCTAGCAGATTCGCAGGAAAAGTCAAGTGCTAATTTACCAGTGGTGAATGACATTTGCTACGAGAAAAATGTTTGCGATAATGGCCTGACAAATCAGAAAGGTCCGAATCCATGCTATCTTGTCGGATTCGCTATTACACGGAGAGGCTTTTTCACCTAAGGCTTTTGACCATATTCGCCACATTATCCTATTAACGAGCCCCCGGCTTTTTTTCTGGCCTTGTTAACGGCTTCCCTGGTCTTAACGTCTCTAATGGACCTAGAGCCATATTTTTCTGCGACCGGGGTGTTAGGGTTCTGTTCTGCAACTCGGCTCATAACTTCCTTGAAGTGGTCTGGCACCTTGCCACCACCATCTGAGCCAGAAGAGTGTAGAAAGTTAATCTGCTTATAGAGAATGACAACATTGCCATCAGCGGTTAGGGTCTTCATATCATCGTATGACATGCTGGCTTCCCACTCTTCGCCCGTCTCATTATTTCTTAGATCGTATACTGGCATATTACCCTCTTTTTTGGTAGGCACGGCGGGACTCGAACCCGCAAGGTTTCCCGACGAATTTTAAGTCCGTTGCGTTTACCAATTTCGCCACGCGCCCAAATTCTGACCCCAGGTGGTGTCAGTCATTTCGTAGTAGACATAGTTATCAACTAACGTCTTATTTAGACCCAGCGAAACAAGCCAATCGGAGTAGGTTGATTTACTATCACTCATCATTTTTCTGACTTGCCGGTGTATGCCGTGTGTAGGACTGTTTACATTCAAACAAAATTGTATTTGGTCGTTCACATATTCATCCACGTTACCTTCAATGCTCAAATGATCCAATGCGCTGCATACAATATGCTCTGGTGAATCTAAAAGGTCATCGTCTACAAAAAAGTAATAATAATGCCATTCTGCCATTGGAATGACACCTTCTTCCTGCATGAAAAGATATTCAAACAGAGGATGTTCTACCGCAGTCTTTACATAAGACGTTGTAGCAGCAAACGGAGCCTCAAGCACACCGGGATGTCTTTTAGGTTCAATCATACCTGTTTTACTGGCAATAAAATCTGTCCATTTTCTAGGCAGATACATTTCACTTCGTTCTTCTGGATTGATGTATTTGCCATTACCATGTTTAAATGGCCAATTATCTAAATCGGTAGGACGAACAAAAATATTCTTGGAGTCTAATACAAGTACCGTATCATCAAGAGACTTGGCGGCTGTGGCTAACTTCAACATTTGTTGTCTACGCCACCCAAGGGTGAACGGAGGAGTAAACTCTAGGTCAGGGCGCTTAGAGAATGCTAGATTTAGTTTGTGTCGTGTGTAATATGGAGATAACAGACTATACCATTCTTCGGGAGTTAAAGATTCATCTTCAACTGTAATCCAATGACGGCACGGCTTTTCAATAAACTTATCAATTGAATGTGCTTGTAGAAGAAGGTCTTGAATGTCCCTCTCACAAGCGATTGTAACTAAATCCACAATTATCTCCTAATGGGGTGAATGACGGGACTCGAACCCGCGACATTCGGCATCACAAGCCGACACTCTAACCAACTGAGCTACATCCACCATACTTAGTAATACTTATAACTGGCGGAACATCAGGGAGTCGAACCCTGTATACCCTTTAGGGGTATTACGCATTAGCAGTGCGTTGCATTACCGTCCTGCCCATGTTCCTAAAATTGGTAGCCCGAACGGGTTTCGATCCCGCTTCTCCGCCTTGAAAGGGCGGTGTCCTAGCCACTAGACGACCGGGCCATTTGGAGCGGAAGAGCGGATTCGAACCGCCGACCATCTCGTTGGCAACGAGAAGCTCTACCACTGAGCTACTTCCGCATTATGGAGTCACGAGCCGGATTCGAACCGGCGGCTTTACGGATTTGCAATCCGTTGCATTGGACCACTCTGCCATCGTGACTTGGTACCAGCAGGTGGTAACGCTCCACCCGAACCAACCTTATGAGAGTCGGTCGAACACTTGTTCTGCTGGTATGGTGCGAATGACAGGGATCGAACCTGTGACCTTACCCTTATCAGGGGTATGCTCTACCAACTGAGCTACATTCGCAAATTGGTGGACACTTTGGGGTTCGAACCCAAGACCTACAGGTTAAAAGCCCGTTGCTCTACCTACTGAGCTAAGTGTCCGTGAAATGGTAGACCCTGTTGGATTCGAACCAACGACCTGCGGATTAAGAGTCCGATGCTCTACCGACTGAGCTAAGGGTCCATAAACTGGTAGACGAGGAGGGACTCGAACCCCCAACCAAACCGTTATGAGCGGTCGGCTCTAACCATTGAGCTACTCGTCTAGATGTCAATTCGAACGGGATCGAAATCTATAGGAGCACCGACCACTCGACGCTCTATGTAATAACGATCAATGAACCGATCGGTAACAAGCGCAGACCGTGCATCTTCTTCAGAAGCATACACACCCAACAGAAGCGACCCTTCGTAATCCCATTCAGCTAATAACGCAAAAACTTCCATATCAATTACTCCGACAACCACTTTTTGATGGAACCATACTTAAGGTCGAGACGATACTCAAGAGATTCCCAACCATAGAAGCGCATTTCTTCATCATCAATGCCTTCTGCTTCACAGATAATGGCGACTGCTGCCGCATTATCAAAGCAGTTCTTGACCAAACCCATGATGCCGTCTACACGACAAACGAACTCAGCGAAGTTGCGATCCTGACGAATCTTTTCTTCGTCGATCTGCACAGAGAGTATACCGACGAGACGCTCGTATTCAGCATCAAACTCTTCAGTTGAAGAGAAGGTAACATCACGAGGGCGGAAACCATACACATCTTTGTGCAGGTCAGAATAGATGTCGCCATCGCGGCTATTGGTAGCGGTATTAATATCTCTAAGTGTAAGCATTTCGAATCACCTTCTCATCAACTACTCTTTCTTTATAGCTGATTCGCGGGCAAATGTCAAGCGGTATTTTGTAGGTAATACCGCAATTGATGGAGATTAATCTTTGTCTCGGTTGTCCACGTTTTCTTATCTAGATGGTGAACGTGGTATTTACAATCTCTGGAGAAATTACAATCTTCCCAGAAAACAATATGCTCATCAATCACAGTAAGGTCTTTACCTGTGACCGCGCGAAGAACCTCTTCGGTAACATTTTTATCCAGTCTACCAAAGTGACACCACATACCACCCGACCGAGGATTGATACAGTCTTGAATCTCTCTACACTCAAACGTTGGGCCACCTACAGACGCTCTGCCCGTATGTGGTGACCAGACTATCTCATAGTAGTCATCTGGCTCTTTACCCAACCAATTAGGAATATATTCAGAATCTTCTGTCACATGGTTCAGCAGCAAGGGAATGCCTGTATCAACTGATCCATAATGCGACATAAACTCCACATTATGTTTCTTACAATAAACGATATATTCTTCTGGTACCGTATACCCACTCAGATTAATTTTCGGCGTAACATCAAACACTACATCCGACGCAATCATATCTTCTACTACAAAATGACTGCCAAAGAACACCTGGTCGACCTGTTTATCACGCATAAATGCAAACAGACCAGCGGGGTCATGGTAGATATTGTAGTAATAATGCTTCTTTGTTACCATTAGTGATGGCAACATAAACGTAAGCATACAACTTACATGGTGCATATTCCGAGTATGGCATACAACGGAATGTTCTGTAAAACCAAAAACATTCACATTTCTAAGTGCCAAATCGAAGCAGTCTTTTTGGGTAAATTCTACGATTTGACCCTGTCCTGTGGTACCGCTAGTAGAACCGCAAAGGTAAACATCATCTTCCGTTCCAAAGATATCCGAAACTTCATCCGAATGTTCTAGGATTTCATTTTCCATGATATTCACGGTGCAGTACCGATGTACCATTTCGGCATATGCTTCATTTGCTAGTAGATAGACATCCATAACATGGTAATCAATAGGCGCAAAGATAGCGGCTTTGGTAGCAGGAATAGTTTCCTGACAGATAGGTTTGTCCAGTAAAACAAGACGCATTCCCAACTCACCCGCCGCTATCACCAAAGCAAGGTGGTTGATGCTAACCATAACAAGCGAAACGCCAAGAGAGTTTCCTCGCTTGGCGCCTCGTTCGATTAGAAGAGATTTCCAACGGTCAATTACAGAATAGATTTCTTCTCGACTGGTGACATTACCATATTCATCTTCATATGTAAATGTGTCGGAAAGAATATTCTTATTGATCATGGTACCCTCTAAACTGGAGGAAGCGGTGGGATTCGAACCCACGGTACCTTGCGGTACGACAGTTTTCAAGACTGTAGGTTTCAACCACTCACCCACGCTTCCAATATTAAACGCCTACGGCGCTTCGATATGTATCTAGGATCATATCTTCTTCTTGTCTGACATGTGCTTCCAGCTTACGAAGGCGCACAATCTTACGAACGGCCTTGGTATCAAACCCTTCACCCTTCAATTCAGAATAGACTTCCTTACGGTCAATCTTCTTCACATCAATCTCGGCTTCGATATTTTCAATACGTTCAATGAACAGACGAAGTTGATCTACGGCAATAATATCACTCATTATATATGTCCTTTAAAAAGATGGATGCCCCTCCAGGGCTCGAACCTGGACTCTTCGGAATCAAAATCCAACGTGTTGCCAATTACACCAAGGGGCAATGGTACGGAGTGACGGGCTCGAACCGCCGACATTCTGCGTGTAAAGCAGACGCTCTACCAACTGAGCTAACCCCGCACAACATGGTCCGCTGCATGGGTAGCAGCGAAGGAATCTGGCTTGATTTTAGCATCAATACCGAGAGTCCCCTTAACGTAGCCGAGAGCTTCTTTCACGGCTACATTACTCTTATACTTTGGATCTGGATTGATGTCAAGGTGGATTTCTAGATGTCGATCACCAATTACATCAACAATTGCAGTTGCTGCTTCGATGGCAAATCCTGCTTCGGTGATCAGACGTTGCCGTAAGTTACCGAAGTCGCGCATCTCGACATTCCTAGAGAATAATTGACCACCATGCTTAGAATCCCTGTGAAGAATAATAACAGTGGAATACTTAGCATACCACTCACCACTACGCTTCTTGTATCGTATAGAATCGGCACCAATATAAACGGATGACGACTCACTGGAATTTAGAATTGCTTCTCTTGCTTCATCATACATACGTCACCCGTTTATAAATGGCGAAGGTGCGAGGATTCGAACCCCGATCGCAAGGTTTTGGAGACCTGCATGTTACCGTTACAACACACCGACAAAAACTGGTCGGGAATGTAGGATTCGAACCTACGACCCCCTGCTCCCAAAGCAGGTGCGCTACCAGACTGCGCTAATCCCCGATTATTTAATTACTTTGAATCTGCTTCTGGCTTTGCATCGCACTCGGCAGTAGGTGTTTGTGAGTCACAAACCTGCGAATTTACCTGTGGTGCGTCGGCTTCTGTTGCATTTGCTGTAGCAAGTGCTTCTTCGGCGGCTGGACCAGCGGCTTCTGCTACTGATTGTGTTTCAGCCGCAGGAGCGCAAGCGGCAGTAAGTGCTACAACAGCTAGTGCCATAAAAGTCTTGATATTCATATTATTTTCCTTCGTTCAAAATGGAGCCCCCGACAGGACTCAAACCTGCATGTAATTCAGTTAACCTTTCCACTGGTTCGTAGCCAGAGGGTATACGGGGGCGTTGGAGCGACCGATGGGATTCGAACCCACTCCGTCAGCTTGGAAGGCTGAGTCCTCACCCAGGAGAACAGTCGCGTTTATGGAATGTAAAAATCACCTGCAGTTAGGCCGTCGGCATCTTCCAGAGGCGTAACTGTGATGATTGGGAACCCGCCTATTACATCGGAATTTGCCCGGTGACTCTCTTCAAAAGCATAAGCGTTTTCAGCAGTATCGAATAGAAAATATGTGGTTATACCACCCTTTAAACCAAGAAAACCTGTTCTACTTTTCCAATCATCATTTCGTGCGGTCATTGCCGCGGGTGATAGATCGATATGATCGACTTTACGTAGGGTACATTTTACTACATATGACATAAATTTTCTCCGTCATGGGTATTTCTCTGTTACTATTTATAACATTGGCGACTCGGACGGGACTTGAACCCGCAACTTCCAGCGTGACAGGCTGGTGCTCTAACCAATTGAACTACCGAGCCTTATATTGGTGGGCCAGTGAGGTATCGATCCTCCCCCGAAAACGGATCGGATTTACAGTCCGACTGCCAGAGCCACTGGCTTTACCGACCCAAACTGGTGCTCCCGAACGGATTCGAACCGCTGACACGTGGTTCTTCAAACCACTGCTCTACCAACTGAGCTACAGGAGCGTAATAGTGGTACGCCTAGAGGGACTCGAACCCCCACGCTTTCGCACTGGTACCTAAAACCAGCGTGTCTACCAATTCCACCATAGGCGCAAAAAGAGCGACCACCTGCAGTGTGCCTTGATCGAATTACGTCCGGACGCTTCGATCTTCCCAGATAGTCTTTACTGTTGCAACAGCAAGTGCTACCCTTTTCTCTTACCTTTCGGTGGGGTTCAGCAGAGGTGGTCTAACTTGGTGGAGAATAACGGGTTCGAACCGTTGACATCCAGCTTGCAAAGCTGGCGCTCTACCAACTGAGCTAATTCCCCAAAACTTATTATTTTTTATAAGAGTTAATATATTTTTGATATTCTTTGTTAGGATGATTTACCAATCGTTTATGATACAAATCAATTATAGTCTTTGCGGCCGTGCCGGGCAAAACATTAGGAAAGAATCCATGAATGAAACTTGCTAATGCTGCCCAAAGTAATCTAAGTCCAGCAAGGTTTGCAAAAACAAGATGGCTCAAATAAGTTTCTTTGCTTTTTTCTAAGTGTTCTCTAAACATCTAAAAAATTCCCTCATTAATTCTTTATCTAACTTGACTCCAAAATAGTAATCTTTGAAATCCAGAATTGCAAACTTATCTATACGAACTAGATTGGTTCCGTGATGAAACAGAATTGCAGCATCTATTTCCATAACTAATTCGTTTATGTCTTTATCGTAAGACGAGTTGATTGCTAGATAGATTTGGTTTTCAATAATATCTATAACAACAGAAACGTTGTTATCATATTTAGTAGAAATATTTTCAAGGAATGGCAAGTCTACTGTAGTATCATTGATACGAATGACATCAGTGCGCCCGGTATGTTTATACTCATGCCAGTGGGCTTTTACCTTCACGAACTTATCATTCGTAGCTACCGTCTTATCATAAACGGGCATGTGAACTAAGAGTCCGCCTTCTTCATCAAAAGAAACGCCATAGAAAGCATCTGGTTTAAAAAACTCGGTGTTATCAAAAGTATCAGCATTAACCGCGGTCAATCTGGACAACAGAAGTGGTCCAGCAGTTTCATTACAACCAAAAACACTTTCTATACTGTCAACATAACCTTGTTTCACATATTTCGTATAGTCATATGGAATGTAAGACAGAAGATCCAAACGCATATTTGGATATTTTACGCCGTGATTTTCCAACGAAGCAAAAAACTTATCGGAAAGATCCCTATACGATAAAGTGGCATGATTGATATCTTGGTCCTTCAAAGTCAGGACTAAGTTTTCAACAATTTCTGCGCGGTGCGACATAAGATAGTGTTTCTTTACCATATCACTATGTAATGAAGGTAAGAAAAACACACTCAAACTACTACCGTGATTTAGGTTTCTGCTATGTAGAACGTTACCTGAAAATCTCGACGAATTTCTCTTACACAATTCATAGAAAAATCTATGTGTATGTGTAAGTAGCTTCGGAGTATTTGTGGTACCGCTGCTGGTGCATATCATTAAAGTATCATCTGGGTGCGGCCGAATTGCAGAGACTTCATCAAATCTTTTTTGATTGTCAACTGTAATAAGACGCAGGTCCTCAATGCTAAATGATTTATTACAATAGTCTATGAACCATGCGGATTTAGAATATGAATAACCGGCAGCATCATGAATATAGATGTTGATAGGCGACAGTAACTTAACTTTAGGATTTACCTTATCACTAGCCAGATATGCTGGCAGTTGATCCGCAATAGTAACTACCAAGGACAACTCGAAACTGGCAAAACAAAGGGCAAGATAGTCACTATCTACCACTAGTAATCCGATAAGAATTCTATCGCCTTTTTTGGCGCCGCATGTTTCAGTTAAAACATACTTCCAATGGTCAATCTTCTTGACCAATTCATCTTTATTAATTGAATCTAGTGTGGGGTATTCTGTTGCAAGAGGACTAATGTCTACGCTTTGATAATTGTCCGAGATAAAATCTCTCGTTAAAGTCTGCATAACATCTCCATTGTTTAAAACATAAAGCGAAGTGAGTGGATTCGGATATACCACCAGTGCCCAGTCAATTTCCTGTGAAATCTCGGCACACGACCCGTTTGCTGGTTGAGCGGGAGACCAATCCCCGAGTCTACTTTATCCCCACTGACAAGGAGATTATTCAGTCACACTTCTTACAGCCTCCGTCGAGGCTGATATCTGGTTGCAGGAGTCGGACTTGAACCGACGACCTTCTGGTTATGAGCCAGACGAGCTACCACTGCTCCACCCTGCGTCAAACTGGCTCCCTAAGATGGATTCGAACCACCGACCAATTGATTAACAGTCAACTGCGCTACCGCTGCGCCATTAGGGAATAAAACTGGTGCCCCCACGACGACTCGAACGCCGGACCTGATGATTACAAATCAACTGCTCTACCAACTGAGCTATAAGGGCAAAAACTTATTAGAAGAATGCACTGGACCAGCGCATGCCATTTGCAACTAACATCATCGGAATCGAACCGAGCAATGCACTCATCTAATAAGTCATGTGGGAGAGCCGAAGCCCTCCCGACACAAACTTTATCCAACAATGTCAAAGAACCGAAACTGTATTTATACACTTTACTACACTTTTTAGAGTAAGTCAAGTTCTTTTTGAAACTTATTTTGAAAAATCTTCTGGTCGATATGGGTCGTAAAATCTTCCCCACATCCAGCCAGAAGGTAGTATGAAAGTAAGTGGGTCTACCAAATGCGTTTTACCACTAGGGTCGACACACCACTTTCGTCTTCTGTGTCTCGCTTTCATCGCTATGAGATTGCGAGTTTCCCATGATTGGCGTCTGCCATACATAGGATTGTTTTCGTTGCGCCTTGTTCCTCGCATCTTGCGACGAATTTTGGCCTTTGTTTCTTCTTTCAAGCCACCCCAGTTGGGGTTGTTGCTTCCACTTAACGCTAGAGCAATCTTTCGTTTATGCTCCGTTGTTAGATTTGGTATCTTCTTTCTAGCAACTTTATCCTTGAATGTCAACCCCTTTTTTAAACTGTCTGCTTTTTCTCTGATATATTCGATATTAGAGTTTTGCAGCAAAAGTTCTCTGGGCTTTGGTACCTGTTCCGGGTCCTTGACTAACCAGATTTCGCCTTTGTGTTTAAAGAGGAAGTATCTCACTTATAACACCTTTATCCAGCAATGTCAAGTCATGTTCGCGGTCAATATATTTAAATTCAACATTTACCGGCATAAAATCACTTAGAGCCAGAAATACATCATCAACATTCAGCTTTGAACAGGTATAGACATCCAGTTGCATCAATGCAGGGTTCACTTCATCCCAGACATGCATGGCAATATGGCTTGTTTCGATAATAGTTACCGCTGTCAAACCTTGATTGCCTACCATATCAGAATAAACCGCATAAGGACCCATAAGAATCTTCATATCAATCTTATCAACCAAAAGTTTCATCCAGTCCTGAATGGCTTCTGCGCACTTAGGCGGATTTTTAAGTTCGGCACGGATGATTAGGTGCTTATGTTCCAGTATTTGACCCATCAAAGTATTTCCCTAGATAGTGGAGAGAACTTCTATTTATTAGGAGTCCACCAGATACTTTTGATGAAGTCATTACCAAAGTTTTCTACCGCATATTCATAATTTTGCTTACAGTGAGGAATAGTATCATATATCATTTGTTTCTCTTCGTCTGTAAACTCGTTCACATCTAACAATTTGTTTGCCACTCTAGTAAAATTGAAATCAGTATAAGGAATTTGCAAATACTCACACAATTCCATCATACTATTTTCTGTAAACAGCGTCTCATAAAATCCAATAAAAATATTTCCAAAAACTTGGCGATAATTCTCTATCGTTTTTTCCCAATTTAGCAATCGGTATTCAAATGGAACAGAAATGGTCAATACATTATCTAACGTAACAGGAACATCACTTGAAGTATTTTGTCGATATCTTTTAAATGTATCAGACATATTTTCTTTGGAGTCCAGAGACAACTTAGCGATTACATCTAATTTTGTTTCTGAAATTTTCTGATTTATTGGATCTCGGAGAATAATTACCGGGCGAACTTTGAATCCATACAAGGTTGCCTTTGTGGCAAACTCTTTGAGTTGTTCTATTGTTGCAAAACCATTGGAAGGCGACATTTCACCCAGAAGTTTAACCTCGGGATTTTCTGCCAGTTTTCTATAATGGTCAAAGAAACTGGATTTATCAAAGTCAGGATTCAGTGTGAACCCATCCATAAAAAGAAAATATTCTTTTATGCTAGATAGATCACAGTCCCCACGGCCGTTTAACTCCCCATACAACCACGTGCTTCCCGCTCTTGCGCAACCCGCGTATAAAAGCAAATTTATCACGAATTATTCCGAGAGCGGTTCTGACTTTTTTGATACCTTCTTCTTCTTAACCTCGGGCTTTTTCCAACCAGTAAGAAAACTATCTAGCACATCGGCAAGAGCAGGATAAACATCCAGAATTGTCTTATCTTTTGCCGCATCCAAAAGAACTTGTTCGTCAGGATGAACACCCTGGCAAATCTGCATCCAGATTTCTTCTCGGCGCCACTGAGCGACATTTGCTGCGCTGCCATTAGGAAGAAGAGTTAGAATGCGTCTAAATTCCATTGTGATAGTGGTGTCAGACATACCAGATGGTAGTCCTTCATTCTTAATCGGTGTCTTGCCTTCGGGTAGATTATATGGACCTTGTTCATATCCTACACCCCATGCCAAGAACCGCATAAGAATAGAATTGCCAGTAGAGATTGCACGAACTCGTTCACGTAATTCGTCTACGTTCTTTACCTCTGTTGCCCAATCTAGGGCTTCATTGATATACTTAAACTTCTTAGGCTGTAATCTTGTTGCCATCGCTAATTCTCTTTCTCAATTCAGTAGTGCTAAAGCTATGCCGGCGACTATTGTAATAAACTTCGATTCCTAGTTCGTCACCAGTAAACCGCTTATCGTAATAATCTTGGCCGATGATGCGAACATCCCAGTCATAGCATTGTAGTATATTTAGCAAGTCTTCTTCCGTCGTATATGGAATGATATCGTCCACATACTTACAGGCTTGCACCTGAATATATCGCTCAACCAAAGATTGAACAGGCTTGTTCTTCTCTGGTCGGTCAATCGTTGGGTCAGTCTGTAGTGCTACGACCAATCGGTCACACTGTTCTTTGGCTTCCTGCAGCATAAGAACGTGTCCTGCGTGAAACAGGTCAAAGCAACTGGCTGTGATGCCTACTCGTTCGGTGGAGCTATTAAAATTCATCGATCAAATCAATCATCTGTTTCATACGGTTTGCAATAAAGTAGTTCAGGAGACCACTGCGGTCACCACCCTTTTGCTTTTCGTAACTATCTATGATAGCTTCTTTAATATCTTCTGGAATACGCGACAAGTCAACCAGTTCACGGTTGCGCTGGAAGTTACGCCACATTTCATCACTGGTGATGAAGTCTTCTGGCTTCTGGTGTTTCCACTCAGCGACCTTATCTTTCTTCATGGGACGCTGGCGTGAACCAGTCACGAACGTATCATCATCTGATAAGATGTTAGGAACACCGTCACCCTTATCACCCATGATAATGTGTTCCATAAGAACAGCACTAGGTGACTCTGTTATCTTAACAAACTTTTTTTGGACAGGAGCATACTGCTTGACGTTCGACCACTTCTGTAACTGATTGAAGTCGTGGTCACCAGAAAGAACGAGAAACGGCTCTGCACTGGGCAGAAGGCCATCGACATTCGAAGTCTGACTATATTCAGCCAAAACACCTATTACATCATCTGCTTCTGCACCGTCAACATCGATAACAGGATACGGAAAGTGTTCTGACAATTCAGCACGAACCTGATGCAAGGCTTCGAAGATAGAATTCCAATCAAAGCCACTATCTGCGCGGTTCTTCTTACGATTAGCCTTGTAGTTAGGGAAGAACTGACGGCGCCAGTAGTGGCGATTATCACATGCAATAACAATCTCGCCAAACTCTGGTCCGAACTTACGCTTATAAGAACGGATTGAATTGATAATCATGTGACGAATAAGAGGCAGATTGACCTCTACATCACGGCGACCACCAAGTTCTGCCATCATGTTGCTAATTGCAACTTGGTTAAAATCTACTACAATCATTCGCTTTCACCCTTGCTTTTAGTTAAGACTTCGCGAATGTCATCCAGAAGATTTATTTCTGGACAGTGGACGCCAGCTTGACGCATATACATGCCTTGAATCATAACAGCAATAACGGCACAATCGCCGTTAAAGTTGTCATTCAACTTACCTAACTTCTTGTCTACGGCTCTTAAAATGCCATTCATACAAGCATGGGCAAAAGCCTCAGCGTCTTGATATGCAGCATATTCGGTAGCACCTTCAAGAAAGTAATTGTAGGATTCCAAATCTTCTTTTGTGGGCGGTGCCGCACGAGGTCGAAGATATGTAATGTTATCATTGTCTGACATTAAAAGACTTTCAAAATTAAAGTTGTTGCCGTGAGTCGAGGGCGCACATTCGCATTCTTACTTTTAACAGAAGAATACCATTTTGTCAAGTCTTTTTTAGCGGTCGCAGAAAATGCAGGAATCTGTTCTTCTGGCTTTCGAAGCAATTTGCAACTGGACATGGCCTCATCATAACCCACGAGAGATGCACCCTTTACAGTGATGCCGCCACCGACTGGACTATAATACTTGGAAATCTTCCGGGTCTTTGTATCGAACGCCCAGACTTCGCTACAGTTAAGAAGGTTGATGGGGTCAACGCTCTTGCCGAACTTAGGGTCTTCTACCAAGAACTTGATAGCCCGTACCAGTTTAGTTTTATCTTTGGGCTTCTTACTGCGAACCTTGGCAACTTGCTTACTAACATAAGCCTTCTTGAGGTCATTGACATAACCTTCGATAAGCTGGACAATCTTCTTGATGAGTGTGATACCAGGGAACGGGAAAGAATCCATGAACTCAATCTGTTCTTCGGTCAAAGTCTTTCTATCTGTCCGACGAAGTTCCAGAACTTCTGAATATTCTGCCAGAAGAGGCTGGAGCTTATCAGCACAAGCCGCATACTGCTTATCATTCATCTTATATGGCATTAAAATTTGAGCCATGTTCTTATTGTCTTCGCCAGTGATAAGATTTTCGATTTCATCATTTACAAGAGACAAGATGTAGGTAGAAGCCAGTTTAACGGGCTTGACTACCTTGATCACAGGAGCGGCAACAGGCTCATCATCGTCATCTGACTTGATGCGCTTGTTTGCTACTTCCTGAATCTTTTCCCAGATGCGGTTCTGGTGAACCTCGCTTACTGGGAAACCACGCATGGCAATTCGAGCCGTGTTGGCATAGGTTCGAGGTAGAAACTTATCCGGTACCTGACTGACAGCCTTTAGCTTCTCTTTATCGGCTTTGAACCAATCAGTAAGAAAAGCGCGACAGTCTTTGGCATCTACGATATAGTTATACCAGTTAAGAGCATTGCCGAACTCGCTTTGATAGTTTACCGGTTCATAACCATCAACCCACACGGGTTCGATGCCAACAAACTTCGACTCAGCAACAGGTACCTTAAGTTTATACATAATCACTCCTTGTCAATATATCTCATTATACGATATATCAAGGTATTTGTCAACCCTCAAATTTTACTGAAATTACAGTATCATAGCGAAAAGAACGCCATGCATTCTTATCGAGGTCCCATACGGCCAGCGAATCAGTAGGACCCTTTTTCTGAATTGATTCTTCGAGATCGGTTTGCTTTGGTAATACCGATTCTTGTAGGGTGCAACGCATTACCCGCTCATCACCATTCTGCTTCGTAAAAGTAACTGTGCCTACCTTAGCACGAAGGTTGTTTGTAAGGTCTTCGCGCATTGCTTCAACG